TGTTCTATCATCTGGCTCTTCATTGATGAGGTTAATGACTGATTGTTGCCAAGGTCTCCAAGTCATGTTATCATTTCGTAGACGTTTAGGGATGTTATTAGGGTTGACATCATCTCTGTCGGACCAAGGTCCGTTGATTCTGGTGTCGACTTTGATGACGTAGAATTCGTCCCCGGAATGAAATGAAGGGTTAGAAGTAGGACTTTCGTGCCAACCAGTCATAGTATTAGCGATCCAATGTCTCATAGTATCAGCTCTCTTCTTACTAATAAGACTAATTCTGCATTGCCAGTGTAGATAACCAGTATTATCAGAACGTTCTTGTTGAAAACACCAACGTTTACAGTGTAATCTGAACCATTCTTTCATTTGGTCTAAAGTGTATCTATCACAGGGTGCAGTAATGTCGTACATAGCTAGTGGTGATTTATTATGTTCCATGTGTTCCAGGTTTAATAATAAAAAAGGTTGCTTTAGACTATTTATTTCAATTTGTAATAAAAATAAAAATAAAAATAATAAGAGGTCTAAGGTAGTATACTTACTACAAAATATTTATTAATGTGTGATAAATAAAATAAAAATAATAAGAGGTCTAAGGTAGTATACTTACTACATAATATATATTAATGCGAAAAATTGAATTTTTAAAAAATAAATAAAATAATAAGTGGTATAAAGAGGAGTGTGTTATATAAAAATGAACATCCACGAAATCTGTGAAGGAGTGTATGCGGTGACGTGTGATATATCTAGGGATGCTTCTGGCGCTGATGATGCTGGACTGCCTGATGATATAGAGGAATCGGAACCGGGAATATGTCAGTGTATAATAACTCCAGAGAAACTGCTTGCAGATTCTAAGTTATATGCGGAGCAGTATATAAATAGAGGACCACCTTATGGTGATACTTTAGATTTTATGAAATTTATATTAAATGTTACATTAACTGGGAATGAACAATATACAGGGAAGTATGAAGTAGTTCCACCTCAAGAATATCCAGTGACTGAGAAGCAATTTATGTTTAAGTATTTTCAGGAGTGGTTTTGCGTGAAGTATAACCAACAAGAGGATGAAGAAATGTGTGAAGGTTGTGGATATATAGGTGGAGATATAAATATAGATGGTTATTGTTATGATTGTTATTGTATTATGAATGAATCTGATGATGATTATTAATAAATGAAATAAGTAGTCTAAAGCAATCATGTTGCTTGTAAAACAACATGCCAAGAATAATAAATGGACGAAGAATTTATTCACAAGCTGAGAAAGCAGCTTATTATAAGAAGAAAGCTTCAAGTTATGTACCACGAATAAGTGGTAGAGGAGATTATAGCGTATTTAAGAGGAGAATTGCGTCTAATTATAGGAAGCCGTATAGGCATCCAGGGGTTGGACGAAAAATTGGGAGAACTGCAGGTAGATATATAGGAGATCAAATTCCTTTTATAGGGTCACAACTTGGTGGTATGGTAGGTGGTCTAGCTGGACAAGCTGTACATTCAGGGATCAAAACAATCACTGGGTATGGAGACTATGTAGTTAAGGAAAATTCAGTTTTATATAATAGAGATGCAGTTCCACAATTTGGAATGTCTAATCCTAGATGTACTATTATAGCTCATAGAGAGTTTGTGACGGATATAAATGGATCGACATTATTTAATATTGATACATTTAATATTAATGCGTCTAATCCTGCAATATTTCCGTGGCTATCTCAAGTAGCACGAAATTATGAACAAGTAGTTTGGCAAGGTTTAGTTTTTGAATTTAAGACTACTTGTGCTACAGCAATTGGATCGACTAATACAGCATTGGGTACGGTGGTAATGGCAACGCAATATGATTCTAAATCAGCACCGTTTCTAAATAAGCAACAGATGGAAAATTACGAGTTTGCTCAATCAACTGTTCCATCACAGAGTATAATGCATGCAATTGAATGTGATCCAAAACTTACTTATAATCAAGGAATGTTTTATATTCCTCAGCCTGATGATGATCAAAATGATAATGATTCTCGAATGTCAGATATAGGTAGGTTTAGTATTGCAACAGTTGGGATGCAAGCGATATCTACGATTGGAGAATTATGGGTTACATATAAAGTTTGTTTGCTTAAACCTAAGCTAACATCTCAAGTTCTACAAGCGGATGCTTGGAATTTAGATACAGCTAATATTACAGCAACAGCACCATATGGTGATACTCCACAGTTAAGGCCACAGTCTACATCAGCAGCTTATAATTCAAATCTTGTAGCAAGTGTAGTATATACAGATCCGCCAATGTCTGATCAAAATTTTACGGCGATAGGACGATGTCCTTGGTTTAATGATACAGATCCAACGGCTTGTTTTATTAATCCCTCATTTACAGGGTTTTTGCTCGTTGTTTATGAGTTGCATGGTGGTAGTATACCAAAGGGTGATCCATTGGCGACATCTTATGGTAATTGTACTATTATAACACTTCCTACAATTAATGAAGGGCCTTTTATTACGTATCAGAAGACTTATTCTACAGCTCCTGTTGTGAATTATGATGCTGTGCTGTATACTTTTGTTGTTCGAGTTACGGGTGGATATGATGAAAATGGATTTTCACCATATTTTACTTTGACAGCTGGTGTTCCAGCTAGTCCAACTCAAGGGGCATTAGTTATTTATTCTATTCCAGGTAATTTATATTATCCTTAATATATATTATCTTTAATTTATATACGTATTTTGACGTATATAGGCAATGGCGAAGCCGAAGGCTTCGACACAGTAGACGATGCTTTCGGCATCGTCCTAGGCGCGAAGCGCATAGAAGTGTTTGGCGCGAAGCGCCCGCTCAGCAGGCTCGAAGAGACTGCAAAAATATATTATTGATTCTATGGGTAGGTATGGCGCGAAGCGCCATACCGCAGTACACGATTCAGTGTGTTCCAGGTGTTCCGGATTTTTAAAATAATAATATATATATATTATTATTAGTGTTACAGTGACAGCGCCTAAAAATACGGAGAACCTGGGTACCTGGGTGGGTGGTAGGGTTAAGTGTGTTCTCTGATCACATTCAATGTGAGTGGTTTTGAAGTGATTGATTGAAGACGTATCAACTGATTGTTGACGAATGATAATGAGGCAATTTCAAGGCTTGAAGGACTTGGAATTGTATCTGAGTGTTCAACTAGTTGAAGTTGACTGTTGATTGACCAATATTTCCATCTATCTCTAGATAGTAATTTTTCATCTGGTTTTACGTTAGTAAATACCCAGATGTGAGGAGGTTCAAATAATTTTTCAGTAAATTTATATCTATCATCATAGGCGTAGCCGTTCTTAATTTCTTCGATGGCTGCATATATAGAGTGCATATCTCTATGTGAAGTTGCTTTTGGTAAGTCAATGAAATAACAACTTCTGATTGGGCAGCACATTATCATTCTCATGATATCTCTAGCATCTTTTTGCTGAGGTATTCTTTGAGCTTTCTTGCGTGCCATTAGCCAAAGAGCCAGAGTAGATTTACCAACTTGACCAGTGGGGTTAATAATAATATTAACTGTTCTATCATCTGGCTCTTCATTGATGAGGTTAATGACTGATTGTTGCCAAGGTCTCCAAGTCATGTTATCATTTCGTAGACGTTTAGGGATGTTATTAGGGTTGACATCATCTCTGTCGGA